TTGAAGTATGACGATTCCACGCGGTATGTAAGTGCGTCAGTCGCCGGTACACTAAATGCAGATGATACTGTCGTGTATATCAAGGGACAGAAACCTCAGTATGCGGTCGGTGCGATTGACAAGATTCGTGTCATTGCACGAGATAGGTTCCCCGTGAAAACATTCAGTGTCACACAGTCGCAGTATATCTCATACAACTATCTACCGACCGCGTCCTACTACGGTGTGAAGGATGCGTACACGGGCGAAATGGTAGTGGACTACGACTCGCAGTATGGTAAGGTGAGTTCCGATGAAAATGGTAACTTCTTTACCTTCAATTTCGGTACACTGTTTGTCGGACGGTTGTACAAGTTCATGCTCAAGGTTGAACGTGGTTCACTAACGCAGTTCTTCGACACCGATACATACTTTAAGGTAACGAGATAATGGCACCATCAGAAAACGTACCAGTCCAAAAACAATTTCAGGCGACAGTGGGAGAGAAATTTCCTAGTGGTGAGGACACTGTAACTTCATCAACACAACCAAAACTGTCTGTACTGTCTGGCGATAAGTATGATAGACCCGAGTTTAATGTACTGAACGATTCGGAGTTTACGGAACTCCTTTCGTCTATTGAGGGTATCGGTGTTAGTGAGTTCTTCACTCTGTATGAAGAGTTGAAGGGAGACATACTAGAAGGAACATTGGATATCGGATTTTCCACACTCGGTGAAGGAAATGTGTTTTCTCTTATAGAGGACGCGATAGATGAACTTCGTAGTGGAAACTATAAGGGGTTTAGTGGTCGGTTAGATATTTTGATTAAACAAGTTGGACTTTTCACGGAGGCGTTTAGTAACGCTACGCCTGGAACACATGCATACTTGGTACAATCTTCTTCAAGATTGGTTGAGGAACTTAACACTAGGTTCACCGCGTTATTCAACCTTCTTGTTGGGTTGATGGAAGAAAATGCCGAGTTGAAGGCACAACTTGATACTCTCACGCAAGAAAATGGTGAACTCAAAAAACAAGTGGCGCAATTGAATAATCTGATTATCAAACTAACGTCTCCCGATAGTTCGGGGTTCCAAGTTGTTCCTGATATATTCTCGGTGAATGACTCTGGTGTAAACTTCCGAGCCGGAGATACGGTGGATGTTACTGTAAATGGAAGTACGAAATACTTCTTTGCCTCCGACCCCCGATATCCTGGAATGTTTACGTGGGACGAGTATACAGGAAATAAGATACGCAAGATTAAGACCGACCCGCGCATGGCTGGAATAACGTCGTATATCACTGTTGTTGCAGAGGACGCACCGACAAAGACCAGTGTACTATCAACTGAGCAAATCGTTTTTATATTTCCTAGTGTAGTAGTAGAACCTACATCATCGTTGAGTAGTGACGTTGGTACTGATATACAATTGTGGTTGCCTAGAACTAGTTCAGATATACAGTCATTCAATGCACAAGGATACAAGTCATTTATAACCATAACGATTTCGGGTGGTGTCGGGCCGTACACATACACAAATAATGTTTTGGGTGGAAATGTAGGCGGATTCTATAAGGTGGAAGGGTTGACAAATAGTGGTAATACTGCAACCGTTAGTCTACGGGCAATCAGAGACGGTAACGTGGCGTCTGCACTTACAATAAGAGATTCTGTTGGTGCGCTGGTCAGACTGAACGTAGTGGTAAAATCCATATTTGTACCAAGAACTGCCGGTTCTATTGACGTAAGTATAACACCTCGCATAATTGTCGCGACTCGCGTGGGAGATATAGTAACTGCGTTTCTTACGTATGCGATACCTGCGCCGGGTGAGACTGTAGAGATTATACCAGTTGGTACGTTCGCTGGAAAATCACTGTTCTATACGATTACACGAGGTATTAACCCAGTAATTACAGGAAACACAATGATGGAAGAGATTCAGTTCCAGATGACCGAGCCGGGACACACAGACCAAATAATTATTACTGGTGGTTCGGATATCCAGTCGTTCGTTGATGATATGGGTCACGAGCACAAAAATGCAATACAACTAGAGATTGATTTCAGCAGTTTCACGTAACTTAGTAAGGATTGACGGATGGCAAATTACACACTAGTTACCCCGACATCGAGGTTGGATACGAAGGATGAAAAGATTCTTCGTGTAATTTCAACCGATACGCCGATTAAGTATGGGGACTCTATCAATACGTATGATGTTGTTCAGATGCATGTTTATGATGCCGACAACAACCTCATTGTATCGGTGCGTAATTTGCGTGAGGTAGATGGACACAATTATAGTTTCGACACGACTGGAGAAACGGAAAATCAAACTACCACGTTCTATACAGACGTAGACAAGGACGTGAAAAATCTTGGACTACTCAGCGGAACGTACATCGTAGTCTATAACTTCTTCAAATACTACCTATCGTTTACGCCAGAAGTGCCATGGTACATACAAGATATCTCTACGTCACGCCGTGAATTGCGTGTCATAACGTCCGCAAATGATGTTGTTGGAATGAAGGTTAATGGCACCGCGGCGCCAATCACAAAAACATCTTTGACGCCTGCCGTGGCGAGACTTCAACGGGACAATCCAAGAGGAACATTCCTACTCGATTTCCTTAAGAACGATGTGGGAGTGGTAATCAATCAAACAGTCAGTGGGAACGCACTACTGTTCAAACTCTACAAGCCCCTACCAGATACGATAGAGGAAAAGGCAGAGGTCGTGCCGATGTTTGAGGTTGCGAACCCCGTCAAGGTGTACATAACAGTGATGGTTCCTGGTGATACGGAGTCGCCGACGAAGGTGTTAGGAGGCCCAAACACTAACGTATTCGCAAGTCAGTACTATGAGACTGGTACAGCATTTCAGTCGTGGAATGACCTACTCTCAACGTCACCGCAAACGTCACGTGACCTACTTGACCACTTCATCAACTCAAATAACTACAAAGAGACGGTCAATGTTGACTACTCGAATTACGCGAACTTCGTACACTTCGGTTCTGCGGAGGAGCAAGTCCGTAACTTCCAGTACAAGATGCAGTTACTTGAGCAGTACAACATCACTATTAACTCAATGTCTCTGTCACTGGCAAGCGGTTCTGTCCCAGTTCAGCAGAGTATCAATCACTTCTCAGACCTAAAGAGTACCCTTCTGAATGGACTTTCGGGGTACGAGAACTGGTTGTACTGGGAGAGTGGTTCAACATTCACGAGTACTCTTGGATTCGGTCAAGTAACTCAGTCCACATGGCCTAAGTCCACTTCGGCATACCCATACACACTATACTCCGTTGCATCGTCTCCGGCCGTAGCTTGGTTCAATAATCAAGTAGGTATTGCAAACGACTTTGATAGGAACAACGCCCACAACCTACTTAGGACTGTCCCGTTTCACTTAAGAGAGGATGAAGTAAACAATGAGTCCTACTTGACGTTCCTTCAAATGGTAGGTCAGCACTATGACGTACTATGGACATATGCGACTGGTATGACGAAGAGGTATGAGCATCAGCACAAGTTGACCGAAGGTGCGCCGAAGGACGTTATCTGGGACACTATGAAGTCCTTTGGTATGGACTTGACGAATGGAAATGACGTTGCGTCACTATGGAAGTATGCGTTTGGAACGGACGTGACGGGTAGTTTTAATACCACGAACATTCTCTCCGGCCTGAGCGGATTTGAGAACCTATCATCCGCAGACGCAACGAAGGAAATTTGGAAGAGGTTGTTCAACAACCTACCGTACCTACTTAAGTCAAAGGGGTCGGTGCGTGGTATCAAGGCACTCATTACATGCTACGGTATTCCGTCTACGATTCTCCGAGTGAAGGAGTATGGTGGGCCTGAACCCGACTACGCATTTGAAACGTCTAAGTATATTGCGGACGAGTTCACGTACACTCTTGATTTTGACGGACAACAAATTGTAAGTCAGTCATGGTTCAGTCCAAAACCAAACTCGATTGAGTTTAGGTTTATGGTAAACCCAACTGAGCGTAATCGGATGATGCTGGTAGAAGGGTATACGGCCGCAACGAAGGCAACCAACTTCAAGTTGTCTATCGCACCGACATACAGTACATACTCTCAGAGCAATTATGTTGCACTGCCAGAGGAAATAAAGGCGCGAAGTGCTCGAGATACTGTATCATCTTCGTATGATATCAATACGTATGTCACTATGAGTGGGTACTTTGTCTTTGAGGTAAGTGGTGGAGGTTCTGCACAGTCCGCCGTGTCCAACGAGATGCCGATATACGACAGTGCATACTGGTCAGTCCTTCTTGAGCGTACACAACCTACGTCAAGTGGTACATACAATCTATGGGCAAAACAGGCACTAGACGGTAGAATCGTTCATGAGGCATCATTCAGTGTGACTCTTACTGGTACTCCTAAGAACACGTGGGATGGGGCGAACGTGTTTGCAATCGGAAGTAGTAGTGTCGGTGGAAGTGCATTTACAGGAAATATGCAAGAGTTCCGTCTATGGAGTTCTACACTGAATGAGGACGTGTTTGATAACCACGTTCGTGCGCCGTTAGCGTACAATGGAAACACGTACTCTTCGTCATACTACGACTTAGTACTCCGATGGAGAATGAATAATGCGGAGTGGTATACGAGTGGTGTGTACAATACGTTACTTCTCGACAGTAACCCGACTCAAACGTCTCTGCATCATGGATATTGGAGTGGGTCTGCGGCCGCATCTGCGTCAGTAATCGCATCGCTGTCGGAAACGAACTACTACGAGTCGCCGGGAATCGGATTCCGTAGAATGTCATCGAACAAAGTTCGTGTGGACAGTTTCGTATCCAAGAGTGGAGAACTTGACAGTACACGGCGTGTTACCGTCAGTAGGTATGACCGAGCCCCATTGGACTCTAACAAGGTAGGAATCTTCCTTGCACCGACAGAGATTATCAATGAGGATATCATTCGCACGTTCGCCGGACTGTCCTATGATAACTTTATCGGAAATCCACTTGACGTAGCGAAGGACACATACTTTGACCTGAATCAACTCAATACGTTCTACTGGTTAAAGTACGGAACGAATCCAAACATATTCACGTACATGCGCGTTTTATCATACTTTGACAAGTCACTGTACGGACAGATTCGCAAGATGCTGCCAGCCCGTGTTGATGCAAATATCGGACTACTATTCGAACCTCATATGCTTGAGAGGTCAAAGGTCATTACTATCGGCCCAGTTGTTGCAATGAACGCACACTACACAACAAGCATAGACATTGATGCGGTTAGGGACTTGAGTTTCATAATGACAAGGTTAGAGGCATCTGGAACACTGATATCGTTCTCACCGTTCGCGGACTATGAGACACTGATTACGTCACAGTCACTAGTCGTTGTACCCCTCACGAATCCATACTCATATCCGATACTTGACATGAGTATCTCGAATGGGACACTAACACTTATCAGTGGTTCGTTCACGTGGTCTGCGACGGGGTCTATCGTTAATCCAGCCTGCGACTTCTGGTTGAACTCTAGTTCGTACATGCCTATAACGGCAAGTGGTGCGGTAACTGGGTACAACCGAGCGCACTTTATCTTCCATCGTCAGAGGTTCACAAGTCTCGAAAACTTGTGGTATGACGGATGCCTACAAACGATAGATACGACCCCCGACAAGGGTTTGCCGTTCGAAATCTTTGATGTGGCACCAAATATCCTAACTGTCATTGACGCCTCAAGTGACAAACCGCAGTTGAAGGTGGAGTAATTTTAGTGGAGGTTCATATTTATAGGTGACAATCCAACAAACCGTTATGCTCAATTTCTACCACAGGAGAAAAAAATGGGATATTTAGATAATCGTACCGTCACAGTAGACGCTATTCTAACGAAGAAGGGCAGACAACTTCTTTCACAAGGTCGCCAATTTTTCAACATCACGAAGTTTGCGTTGGCGGATGACGAAGTTGACTATCATCTTTGGAATCCGGCACATCCGAGTGGGTCAAACTACTACGGTGTTGCAATCGAGCAAATGCCCGTACTTGAGCCCTCCCCAGACGAGACTCAAGTGATGCGCTACAAACTTGTGTCGCTGGACAAGAGTACAGTCAAGATTCCAATAGTGGGAGTCGGTTCAACGGCAATCACGTTCTCCGTTGGTGGATACCAAGACATTGCACCATTCACTCAGTACAGTGGTGGTGGGTCTACCATAAACTTGAACGCATCGTTTGGGTACACCGCAATTCTCGCCAACTCCGATATCGCAACTCTGTCCGTTATTGAGGCCGCACCAAGTAATCCTCAGGCGGGAACACTTGCAACGGCGATGGGGCAACTTGCCCAACTGCAACAGACTCTCGCATCAATCTTGGCCGGTGACCCAGGTAATGCTACGGCAATCAACGGACTCCGACAGCAAATCGCGCAACTACAAGCACGAATAAATGCCGGAGAACTTTCCGCCGGAGTAATTGGTTCTGGTACGGGTATGTTCTTAGGCGACTCTGACTCTGCACGAAGTATATTCGCAGTAGGTATGAAGTTCAGACTCACTGCAAAGCAACTTACTACGACTAGTGACTCTTCGACTACTCTAACCATAGTCGGTAATGAAACTGGCGGGTCGGTAACAATCTCTGTCACTAACAACCTTGTTCAATTAGTGTCGGGTAACTAACAAGTATACAATAGGAGTCAACCATGGCAATAGTAAATGGACAAACGTATTGGGGATTCGACCCAACTGAGGATGTAGTTTCGGATAGGCAAGATGTGTCGGCTGGACTATGGTCTGGTGGGGCGGGAACTCTGATTACTGCGTTCACGTCATCAACACAAGTCGCGGCGAGTGGTGAGTACTACGTTGATATATACAACGTGTCTCCACTTTCAACTACGACTACACCAGAGATTCAGTTCTCACTTGCGTATGGTCACAAGTATGGTAGTGGTTCATCCATCCTCAATGCACAGTATCCGACCCGAGCGATATACTCTCAGTACAAAAACGTACTACTTGAACCGACAGACGAGTTCTTTACTATCGGTGGTATAAACAAGAGTCATATCATGGTTGTTAACTTCAACTTGTCAAGAATCAAGCAGACACTCGACCCAGGAAATTGGCAACTTGGAATATCAGGAAGTAACGGTAAGAACTCCATACTCATTGATGATAGTGGTCAGTCGCTGACAGCCGAAATTGGTAAATCAGGAAGACGTTTCAATGTTGTAAGTGGAACTATTGCAGGTGGTGTACCGGCGTCTCCATCACATACGTATGGAATTGTGTATCCTGATTTGGGACTAATTGTACTTGACCCCGATATGTTGAACGCAAGTGCGTCGGTCGCATGTAATGTTGCCACAAGTAACGTTGCATCGGTTAACATGACGAAGATGTTCCTTGCAATCAGTGGGTCAATGGTCGCAAATAATGGATTCATCGGTCGTAACGCAGAGAACATTGCGTCAACACACTACTTCGTTCGCGTAAAGAACCAGGCCTTCAACTTCTCAAACAACCCAACGTTCATCACTGGAAGTCTCGGTGACATGTACAATCAAGATATGGTCAAGAATCCTACGGTGTACATGACAACGATTGGTATGTACAATGACAATAACGAACTACTCGCGGTTGCGAAGCTGAGTCAACCATTGAAGAAAACCTTCAACAACGAGGCGCTAGTCCGCGTCAAGCTCGACTATTGATTTCTTTGTCTGGATAAACATAGATACTGCGTTATTTTAGAACTGGGATAACCAATGGGAAGTCACCCTATATTCAAAAGTGTAGACGAGTACTCACAGAATACGTTCAAGGCATACAAGACGTGGACGTTCACTGAGAGTACTATTGGTCAGTACGGCTCCTCGGTGAATGAGGCCATCTATGTACTTCCATCGGCGATTGATACGTTTGGCGTAAACGCGAGTGGAATAGACAAACGTAGTCTATTCGACACTGTATACAGCATGTACTACCGATACCCCAAGCGTCCATACAATGCGTTTGGTGGTGGGTCTGCGTTTCAAGATAGGGACATATCAAACCGAGCAATCGTTGTGTCAATTGGTAATGACTACATTGGTGAGCGCATAAAACCAGGTTCCATAGTGATTAGGGATAGTTCCGCCGGAGCAATCACAATACTCGATGACGGTTTTGGAAATCTCTATAACTCAACCGATGCGACCGCCTATGTTTCCTCTGCAAGTCTAGTGGGGTATTGGAGTTTCAATGAAGGATTCATAACGTCAGCATCGGCGGTATGGAAGTTTGAGAATAGTAACCACGTATATGGGCGTCCGTCTGCAACTGCGTATAACGTATCATACACAAGTGGTATCTTTGGTAGTAAGATTACGTTCTCGGGTGCATCAGAAAGTTTTGCAACCGTTGATGACTACCGAAATATCAACTTCCGTTCAAACGAAGATTTCGCCGTGTCGTTGTGGGTATGGATACCGTCATCACAGAGTATGACCCCCGTCATAGACAATTCGATTCTTGAGAAGTGGGACTGTAATGGTGGATATCCATTCACTATTCGAGTGTTCAATCAAACTACTCCAACCGTAAGTGACCGTGGCAAGTTGTTCTGTAACTCATGGGACACATCAACTGGAGTATACATCCCATCAACGAACGCACTGAATGATGGTTTGCCACATCACATTGTATATCAGAGAAGTGGTAACGTCTACACGTTGTATGTTGATAGTGCGTCCAACGGCACAGTCACCGCAAACCTTCTACAGACGCACAACAACTCGCCACTGTACATTGGTGCGGGAGGGTACGCTGGGGCAATTGCGGGTGCAATCTATAACTTCCAGGGTTCGGTGGATGAACTTCGTATTTACAATCGCAGTTTGACCGATGCAGAAGTCGCCGTTCTTTACTCAAAACCATCGAACACACGAGTTGTCGGTAATGCGTTCTACTCTCAAGGCGTCATTGCGTTAACGAACCTTAGTGGGTCATACGCGAACCTCATGCTCGCCGGAAGTTCCTTCTCAATGGACTTCAAGAGTACCGTGTCCATCACGGAGAACAATGTACTCGCAACGGTCGTTCCGAACGAGTTCAACATGACGAACAACCCATCTTCAGCAACGGTCTATAGTAGTACGGACATGTCGTACCTTCCGATAGTGACTGGTTCAGATTGGAGCCCATACGTCACCACGCTTGGTATGTATGATGACAACTTAAACCTTCTCGCGGTCGCGAAGTTCGCGAAACCAATAAAAAAACCGACTGATGCGCCTATCACCTTCGCCATTAGGTGGGATTCATAATAGGCCACAATTAAGGATTGGATATGAAACTCTCAGAAGAAATAAGACGTAAAATGTCGGCCAACAACACCGGAAAAAATAATCCATTTTTCGGAAAGATGCACTCTGATAAAACAAAACGTAAAATGTCTGCGGCTCATAAGGGAAAATCATCTTGGAGTAAAGGAAAGAAATTTTCTGATGAACATAAAAGAAAAATCTCTCTTGCATTGAACGGGAGGTCACGCCCATCACTTTCGGATGAACATAAACAAAAACTTTCTCTTGCACTAATAGGAAAGAAGTTTTCTAACGAACATAGAGAAAAATTGAGGGAGGTACGACTTGGAAAGGTAACACCAAATTTCAATCCATTTGCTTGCCAAAAGATTGACGAGTATGGTAAACAGCATGGATACAACTTTCAACACGCTCTGAACGGTGGAGAAGTGAGAGTTGTTGGATATTCACTTGACGGATACGACAAGGAAAAGAACGTTGTGATTGAGTACTATGAGCCGTATCACAATCGAAAGTCACAAATAGAGCACGATAGAGTACGGAAAGAGAACATTATTAAATC